TTGCAGTACCACCTATTGTAATTGCATCAGCTTCTAATGTACCATCAATATCTGCATCACCAGATATATCTAGTGTTGCTCCATCTAATTCTCCAGTAATAGTTAAATTTCTAATACCAGTATAATCTTTATTAGCATCTAAAATAACTGCTTTAGAAGCAATAGCTGTTCCTATAGCTGTGCTTCCTAAATCTAGTGCGTTAAGTTCACCTACTACTGCAGTAATACCATCTAGTACATTTAATTCTGCTGCAGTAGAAGTTACTCCATCTAATATGTTTAATTCTGATGCAGTAGAAGTTACTCCATCAAGAATATTAAGTTCTGATGCAGTAGAAGTTACTCCGTCTAATATATTTAATTCTGAAGTAGTAGCTGTTACACCGTCTAATATATTAAGTTCTGAAGTAGTAGCTGTTACACCGTCTAATAAATTTAATTCTGTCGCAGTAGAAGTTACTACTACGTTTTCATTTATCTTAGGTGAAGTTAATGTTTTGTTTGTAAGTGTATCTGTTGTTGCTCTACCTACTAAAGTATCTGTTGCTGAAGAAGGTAAAGTTAAAGTAATATCTCCACTAGGATTACCTGGTGCTAAAGTTGTTTCATGTGCGTCAGCAGTAGAACCTTCAAATATTAAGTTAGTTGTAATAGTACCATTAAATGCAACATTATCTGTAGCTGCATCACCAAGATTAATTGTACCACCATTAAATGTTGTTGTACCAGTAACAGTTAAGTTACCACCAACTGCTACATTACCTGTAGTTGTTATAGCATCAATATAAGCATTTTTAAAATAGAGAGAAGATGTTCCAAGGTCAACATCACTATCTGTAACTGGAGCAATTACTCCGTCAGCAATGTATGCTTGTTGAACTGCAGATGAAGATACATCTACATAGAATTCAATATGGTCATTTGAAGAATCAATTAAAACTTTATTAAGAGGAGTCGCAACACTAGCATCACCTATAAGACCTATGACTGGACCTTCACCAGTTGTTCCATCATGTTTGTGTCCACTTGTATTAACAAATGCTGCCGCTAAAGCATCATATTCATTATTAAATAATGATGCATTGATAGTACTACCATCTGCAAATGAACTCTGTCTTGTATATGCCGCCATGTTTAAATCCTTCCGCCTGGAATAAAGTCTACATAAAATCCTGAAATTGTATAAGGAGATGCAGTACCAGTACTTGATATTGTAAAGTTATTTGTAAATCCACTACCTACAAGATTTACCTTTTGTTGTGGATAAAGTGTTTGTCCAAAAATTGCTGCTCCAAAAACTGCTACTCCGAAGAGAGCTGGACTAGCTAGTGAGCCTATTGATACCTCTGCTGGTTGAGGAATATTATTATCATCAAAATCGTAACGACAAAGTAATTTTAAATTATCATTTGCCCCTTCAGCACGAATACTTGTTTTACAGTAATATAAAGTTTTACGCACACCTGAATCTCCGTAATCTAAATCAGGTGTCTTATATTCTGCTGGTATACTACTTCCGTTAAAGTTGCTACCACTATCATGTTCATATACATAACCATCTACACTAGTATGATAATGTACCTCATTATTATTTTCATCAAATCCTGAATGAGTCATACGAGCTGGAATACCTGTACATTCACTCCACTCATATAAAGGAACTCCTTGTGAAGATATTTTAAAAGTTCCTAATAATCCTTTTTGTTGTAAGTCAGCAGTTCCATTCTTATAATAAAATAATCTATATTGACTTTTTTCTCTAATAACCATACTAGAAAAAGTTATAGATGATAAGTTAGGAAAGATATCATCTCTAAATATAGGTAATACTTTTCTACTAATAGAACCTAGCTCAATATCATCGATACGAGCAGTACCTGCGATAGTTCTTAAACCATCTGGAGAAAGGAAAATTAAATCTCCACCAATCTCTTGAATTGTTTTACCACTTACACAACCAATATTTTTAGTTACCGATGATAAGACTGCTGTTGTATCAAGTCCAGATAATTGATATATACTATTCTTACAAAATATAATAAGTTTATTACGAAAAGATTTGATACCTACTATTTGGTCTCCAACATCTACTGTACCTGCTGAACTACCTGTAAAATTTTCTGGTGATAATCTAGTACTCCAAGCAACTACTTGTGGATTTTCTGAATGACCTGCAACTATTAATCTTTCACCAAATATTGTAAGTAACTCAGGGTCTGTAGGAGCTTCCCTATTTATTTCTTTAAATGAATAAGTATGTACTCCTGAATTTGTAATTTCTATAACTAATTCACCAATCTTATTAGTACCATCAGCTATATAAAGTTTACCGTATTGTTTATTTCCTTCATAAAAAGCAAATTCACAAAGACTTTGAGAACCTCTTGATACTGCACTTGCACTATTTAATTGAGAAGCGGTAGCTCCATTTTTATAAATTGTTTGACTTGATGCACTAGAAGCAAAGTTTCCATCTGCTGTCATTGAAGTATTACTTGCTATACTTAATACTAAAAACTGTTCACCATTAATTTTTATATCATCACCAACTGCAAACTCTGTACTAAAAGATGTACTTGTTCCTGTTATTGTAGCTCCTCCAGAACTTACTGCAACTGTGCCTGTTTTAGATTGGTAAGTGTTTTTATTTACTTGACTCCAAGTATTTCCATCTGCACTATAATAAATATTAGAACCTTGACAAGCTACAACACCTTTAGCATATCTATATATACCTTCTATATCGTCTGCACTTCCAGCTGGTTGGTTACTTCCAAACTTAGAATAACCATTAACTCTTCTATACCCACCATGAATAGATGACTCAAAATTATTAAGTCGTTGAGCTACTCCTGGAGTTCTAAAAAGTAAAGCGGTACTTGAAACTAAATCTAATCCGCCCTCACAGTTTATCGATATACCTTGTTCTGCCATACTTTAAAAAAATTTTTAATTACTTCTTTTTTATTTACTTTATTCCAGGGAGCTGGTAGCTTTACCTGTTTTTTTGTGTTAGACATATATACTACGTCTATCATCCATAGTTTCTGGGAAAGGCTCTATAAGCTGTTCCCTCATACTTCTTAATCCTTTGTGATATTCAACATCTGATAGTTGTGCTTGAGACATATTATCTTTAAATTGATGTACATAATATCTAGCTTTTGCTAATAAAACTGATGTATATTGTTTAGGAAATACTACTGTATCTCCGTGTGCTGATAGTTCAGTTGGCTGAACATAAGCATAAAAATAAATTCTGTATACTCCATCAGGTATAGGAGATAAACCAAGTTTATTATTTTCTGGAACTCTTATAACTCTTTTAGGTATTCCATAAGTTTGTGAATCACTTTTATCACGAGCTTCGTCTAAACCATAACTTCGTTGCCAACTATTTATAGACATTGGCTGTAGTCTATGAATTTCATAAGGAGCAGATTTACCAGATACTCCTTCTTCTGTAACAATTACATTATCCCAATCAATAAAACTATATTCATTTAAAATTGTTTGAGAACTTCTTAAATCATACCACTTAGTACCAGAAGATGTTTCAATATAAGTATTACCATAATAATTATTAGATGGGTCTCCTGCACTTAAGAAACTCCATTTATCTTCTGCAGTACAAATATCAAAGTAAGCTCTATTAATTGTATCTTTAATATATTTTTGTATACCCGTAGCTGCTGTAAAAGTAACAGACGTTAATTCTACTTCATTTAATTCTCTAATAATAGTATTAGTTAAATCTAGATATGTTCTAAATGGAGCAGCCATTTTTTATTACCCCTGTTATTCTGAAACTTTATAAGATGGAGTACCTACATCAGGACTACCAATATCAGCTTTTCTTCTTAAATCCATTTTACCGTATTGTCTTGGATATTTTTCTTTACTATAATCACAAGAATCTACATTATTCCCTTCTTTTAAGAAAGGTAAATGTTCTGTTATAACATCAGTATATTCAATTCCGTTTTTCATTTTAGCCATTTTTAAAATTCCTTATATATAAAAGAAAGGGCGAACTTAATCGCCCCTTCTAATTACGTCTTATCCGTATTTATAGAATGCTGATACAACAGCATCGTCTCTAAGAACACTTCTTCCATAAACATGAAGTCCTCTTACGATATCACCAAAAGTATCTTGGTCTCGTAGAGTTTCAATGTTAAGGATAGATTGTGCAGTAGCAGTAGAGCTGATATGACCAGCTATACATTTACCGTCTGCATTAGAAGTTGCAGCAATATTATTAGTTTTATACATTTTAAAACCTCTAATAGAACCACTAGCTACTAAGCCGTTTCTTACGCCACCATCACCTTGGTTATAGTCAGAAGACATTAACTTAGAATCAGTATCCGCTAGTTCTTCGTAGAATCTAGGGTCTGCTAAAAACCAACGTCCTTCTTCAGGAACATTGGAATCATCTAATAGTCTTGACAATCTAGCCATAAGTTGTAGTGGAGACACGTCTGCAGCAGCATTACTCAAGTCAACAGAGTTTGTTGCGTGTGTCATAGTTGTGTCAGAAGTTGAACTATCTGAACCAATTACATGGTCAGGTGAACTTGTTGAACAACCAGCGAACATCGCAGCAATTACTTCGCTGTCCATCGTGTCTTTTAGTGTGTACGCCGCACTTGAAGCGCCTACAGATGCAAAATTGACATGAGACATTCTTTCCTCAATGTCATCGATAATAAACTTAAATGAGTTTGCTTTATCAATAACAAGTGTCGCTTGGGCATCAGTAAGGTATTGTTTTGTTGTCGCTGCTGCTCTCGTATAAGCTGCCACAGATACAGTTGGTTCTTTAATGATTTTAACGGTATCGCCAAAACCACTAATTTCACCAGCGTAATCTGTATTAGTTATAGCTTCAATGACAGAGGATTTCCTGAAGAAGTTTTGAATCTTCTTCGAGAAAATTTCTGGAACCCAATATTCGCCTGTTTGGGTTGAAACTCCTACATCAAAGTTAGAGAGGTTTGCATTCGACGCATTTTGTAATGTACCCATTACTTCCTCCTTAGTTAGTTGTTAATTTAGCAACTAAGTACGAGTAAAATTAGTAAGTCGGATTTCCACTACCGCCATAATTTCTTTTGCCCATATCATTAACGACACGACCTTCAGACATAGCTTCTGTAATAGATTTTTCGTTCTTATCAAATTCACTTTGAGACATAGCTGCAATTTGTGAACGAGTCCAAATCTTTTTACTTCCGTAACCTATTTCTTTGTTATTTTTTACCTTTATCATTTCTGAAGAAGATACTAAATCACCTGAATAAGTATCACTTTTAGTATTAGATTGTAACTTGCCGACATCCTGTTTGAAGAGGTCGATTGCACGAGCAGCTAAAGTAGCATTTGAACCATTACTATAAATCCAACCTTTTATTTCTTCTGGTTGTCTATCAGCCCATTCATGAAACTCATCGGATTCTCGAATCGTTGAGAAGTCTGGGTGTAGTTTTTCCAAAGTTAACTCTGCTTCTTTCATAGAAATTTCAGTATTTTTATCACGAAGAATCTTTAGTTCTCCTTTTAAATCTTCCATTTCTTTAGTAGCTTGAGTATGAGCAACTGATTCAACTACATCATAAACATCTGGATAATTCTTTTTAAACTCATTAAGTTCTTCTTTACTTTTAGGAGCTTTATATTTTGGTCTATTAGCTCTTAATTGTGCATGAAGCTCTTCTTCTTTTTGTTTAAAAGTATTTACCTTAGTATCATAATGTTTTTTTAAATCATCATACCTTTTCTTATAGTCAACTTTTTTATAAGGTTGAGATTCTTGAGTTACTTCCTCTTCCTGAGTAGCTTCTTCTGTGTCTATCATTGTATCCACAACTACTTTAGGTTTTGGTTCTTTGTAACCCATCGCATCATTTGCACCTTCGTATGGTTTTTGTGCTGCTTCATCCATAGCATCATAATCAAGATAATCTTTCTTTTGATTATATGGATTAGCTTCTTGTTCGTCGTTCTTCTGAGAAGTAGTTCTTTTTTTCAAAAGAGGGTTCTCTTTACCTTCAGTCATTTTTAATCACCTTTCGTTTGTTATTGTTGGGGTCTTGCGAAATTGCAAGAGTAGCCGAAAATAGAGTGCCTCAGTGATTGGCAGGGTAGCTCTATTTATAAAGTTCTACTTGTAAGGGTTTTTCATTAAACCGCCACGAGCAGCACTCATGACATCCGTTGGAACAATGTCCATAGGAGAAGACTCCATTTGATTCATGTCCTGGATGTTCATATCTTTATCGTAATCATTCTCTGCTTTTGCCATCATCTTACGAAGTTTATCTACACCTAATTGTTTAACTGACTTAGCTGTAAATACAAACTCCCCATCTGATAATCTTGCAGGGATTGAGTCGGATGTTTCTGTTCCTGGTCCATCGACTTCGCCTTCACCAGAGAATTCTTTTATATCTTCATTAGCAGCTAGTAACATTTTTGGAATTATATCCATTAATTCTGGAAATGTTTCTATAGCTTTTTCTAGTACTATTTCATCATCTGCAGTTAACATTGAAGTACTAACATTAATATTCATTTTTTCATTATCATAATCTGATTCTATAACATCTAAATCAGGTAGTTCTATACTCTCTTCATCAATAGTATCTACTGTATCTTCATTACTATCACTATCACTAACTAAATCTAAAGGCATTCCTTCATTTTCTACATTTTGTAATTCAGGAATAATCATACCACCTTCTTGATAGGCACGATAACCTGGGTCATCACCAATACTAAATTCTTTTTCTTTAAGTCCAGCTACTCCACCTCCAGCATATCTAGCTCTTGATGGGTCAAACATCATTTGAGGTTGTCCAGCAGTTCTTACTTCATTAGGTACAGTAGGATTATTTAATCCCATAGTAGGAGCTTTTTCTTCTCCAATATTTTCTTCTGGAGCTTTATCCATAGTAGCAGTCTTAGCTACTCCTGGTACTCTGTATAGTGCTGCATATCCTGGTGTTGCCATATTAACCTTGCCTTGCTTTCTTTGTTGCCTTTAATAAGTTATGAATTCCATAAGTAGTTAGTTGGTCAGCAAAAAGAACACCAGGTCGTTCAGTATTTTCTGGCATTACATACCCACCAGGTTTATAACCTTTTACTTTTCTTTTATTTATTTTTTTTGGCATTATAATTTAGGTCCAGTATGTGGGTAAGGTTTCCACTTAGGAGTTTTAATAAAACCTTTTTTCCATTTAGCTTTATTAGTTTGAACTTTTATACTTTGTTTACTAGCAGAATCTCTTTGAACTTCTCCTGGATTTTTAGGAGTAGCTTTAGGTTTCCACTTAGCCTTATTTTTTTGAACTTTTATACTTTGTTTACTGGCATAATCTCTTTGAACTTCTCCTGGATTTTTAGGAGTAGAGGGAGGACCTTTAAAAAATCGTTTATAAGAGTCACCAGTACCCTTATCAATCTTAATATTATTGTTATAGAGTTTTTCTACTTTATCAAACCAACTCATACTATTGCCCTTTCTATTCTTTGTTATAGTTTTTAGTTGTTTCCTGGAGGCGCATTAACTGTTCCAGTAAATTCCATTTCCCCTGGCTGCGGAATATTGCTTGTTCCGATTGTGCCATTGCCAGTTCCTTGACTGTCTGTTCCTGAAGCTTCAGGAGGTAATCCTTGAGCACCATCCATTGGGGGCTGGCCGTCAATTGCTGTAGGGTCTTGAGTTCCTTGTTGCTGAGCATTGTTTTGTAATCCTATAATTTTAGCATATATCTCAGCAGCCACTGGGTCATTAATAACTTCATCAGGGTCTAAGTCTAAGCTATACGCAAGTTCTTTTATTATTTCAGAAATCTTAACGAATGGTGCTATCGCTGGATTCTGAACTGTTTGTAAGAACATTGTTAGCCTTTGAGACCTTACTTCTTTTTGCATTAAGCTTGAAGTACCTGTTGCTTTTATCTCTAAGTCACCTTCAATGTTTAAGTCGCCTTCGTAAAATTGCATATTCCATTGAAAGAAACTTTCACCAAGTGGTCTTAGTAAATAGTCATCAATGTTTTTGATTACAGTTTTTACGTTCAAGTTCGCTGCACTTAATAACATAGACATACCAGATGCAGTTCTTGTCATACTTTGCACACCAGTTTGTCCGTGAGAGTACGACGGAATACCTGTTGATTCATCAGCAAGTTGTCTAAACTTATCGAACATCATCATGTTCTCTGTTGCTGTGTTTGGAAACTTAAGTCCATGTACAGCTTGTCCAGGCATACCTGCTTGTCTTCTAAATATTTTTCCAGGATACACATCCATTGATTGACCAGCTGCAAGTGCTGATTCATCTATATCAAATACTAGTGAACCTGATAATGCAAGATTGTCAATTGCCATTCTTGCATGTCCATTCATAATTGCTTGAGCATCTGACATGTTTTCTGGAACACCGATACCAAAGAAACTATATGGATTTTTTTCATAAGGAAAAGAATGATAAGGTAATCTATAAGGTTTAAATGGATTAACAACCATTCTTAAAACTTTATTTTCAGTTACCCAAGCATTAACTTGTAACTCATCCTCTTCTGTAAATTCTTCTGGAATTTCCATACCAGAAGCTGCAAGAACACTCTTGTCTACAATACCCCAATATTCTAAAACTTCAAATCTAGTAGAGGATTCACTAGCATCATAGCTATCTTCTCCTAAATCTAAACTTGATTCAAAGCTTCTGTTTTTATAATTAGGGCCTTCTTCTAATGTTTCTAAGATTGCTCTTTTATCAAAGAATGGACGGTTCAGCAAATTCCTTAATTGATTTCTATTAAATTTATGTCGCTGAATTGTGAACTCACATTCTTCAATACTTTTTGCATTTGGGTCAGGATAAAAATCCCAAAGACTTACATGCTCAACTCTAGGTACTTTTACTTGTTTTGGTTGATATTGTCTATTTCCTTCTTCATCTTTATCATAAACATGAAGAGTTTTATTAAAAGTAAAAGGGCCTTTAATAATTCCAGTACCAAGAAGTACTGATTCAAATATAGAATTTCTTAACTCACTACCACCATTAGATTCATCAATCTCATCATGAATAAGTCTTTCCATTCGACGAGCTGCTATCTGAGCTGGTTTAATCTGAGGCATCTCTGGCATAGGTGCAGGTCCTTCTTCAAGCCCTGCTCCCTCATATTCTTTTCTAAGAGATGCTAAAAAATCTTCATTAACCTTATTAAATGTAGAACCAGGTTCTAAGGTATTCCCATCCCCTTCAAAACCAAGGGGAGCAACATCTGGTGTTGGGGCAGGAGTCTCACTTGACACACCCATTCCCATTAAGTTTCCTTCTATAGAGGGAGTGGGTTGTTGAAGACCGTCACCTAATTGCTCTTTAAGTGGATTGAGGTGAGCAAAAGTTGCTATACCTTCGGGTATCTTAGTCTCTTCTACAGAGATGGGAAACTTATTAGCAGAAAAAAGAACATCAGTTATTTGTCCATATGCTGCTAAAACCTTTGTTTTTGTTACCTTTACAAAAACTCTTGACTTTTCGTGGTCTCTAAACTTAACATTTTTAAAATATTGTCCACGATAATTATGATATGCTTCTAACCATCTGTCTTCATCACTTCTACGAGATGTCTCAGCATCAGAGAATTTACTATAGATATAGGCTGAAAGCTTTGATTTTTCTTGCTCTCTTGCTATTTCTTCTACAGTTTTCTTTTGTATATCTTCTTCTTCCATTTATACCCCATTAATTGTAACTATATAATATATATATAAAATATCTGTATTTTCTATTATACAGTCATTTGAACTACTTGTCAAGTACTTTTTTATTTAAATATGGTAATAACCACTTATTATCCCTAAATACCTGTATTAAATAGTTAGAAAGACTATTAACTACCACTTCTTCATCATTATCTGCAGATAGTGGTTGACCCTCAGTATTAAGTGATGAGATGTAAACACACCCATGAATTATCTCATGAATCAATGTATTAGCCTCATCTATACTAGAAAGTCCAGGCTGTATCTCAATTAGGTTCTCCCTATGAGTATACTGACCAAAACAATCAGTCATATTAGATTTCTTAAATTGAGGGGCTTGTTCCTTAATCTCTACATCTGCAAACCCTATTCTTATTGTTCTACCGTCTAGTTCGTTTTTCTTATTTGTCTGTGGCATTTGAAAATAAATACTCCTCTTTTGATTGTCTAAAGTTATTTGATTTACTAGTGTCTATATCATCGGCAGGTTGATGACACCACTCCCTAAAACTTCCATCAGCTCCATTACTTAAGTTAGTTAGAGCTGCAGGTTTTAAGATTCTTTCTACAGTTCGTTTCTTACTATATTTAAGAAACTCATCGTAGGTCATAACAATATCGTATATCTCTTTTGTTTTTTTATTTTTAAAAGTGTAGACAGGCATATTGTTAATATCCAAATGTTGGGTCAGAAGGTGTGAACCTTTTTATCTCACCCATTTCTCTATATGTACTAGGCATTCTTGGTCTAGACATAATTAAATATCTAAGAGCATCATAAGCATGGTCTGATGCTTTTGTATCAACATCTTCTGGTCTGTTAGGGTCAACAGGAATACTTTGTAGTTCTCTAATTAAATTTACACAATTTGACATAATCTGTAATCTTGGTCGTCCTGAATCTCTATTTGGTTTTAACTTCTCGTGTATTTGTATCTTACCTTGAATTCTATTTTTATCTGCTGGTCGAAGTTTATGTCCTCCTCTTACTAAAGTTTCACCAACTGTCGGCCCAGTAGTTCCTGTTTTATTCCAGGCAGCAGTATCAAGAACTCCTTGAATACTTCTTCTTTCATCTTTTTCCATTTCAGTTATTAATTCTGAAAGGTCTTGACCTGTTAAACCTTTTTGATAAAGTTCTCTATAAACAATAATAGTATCATCTTCAGGGTCTACTGTTGCCCATACACAACAAGACTCCGCTGCATATCCGTAGTCAATCCCTTTATACTTTTGCCAATGATAAGGTATTTGAAATGGAGGTATAATATGTTTCTCTGTTTCAAACTCTGCAAAGGCTGCACCTTCGCTAACATCCCAGTTACCTTCCATTAATTGTTTTCTTTGTACTGGAGGAAGAGATGATAACATCTGTTCGTATCTACCATCTTCTGCAAGATATGGGTTGTCATCTAGTCTTGCAGGAATAAACTTACGAGTTAGTCCATCATTACCTTCAAAGCTTTCATTAGGTGGTGATGGGTCAAGATATCTCTTCTTAACCCAATGTCCTCCAACGCCTCCAGGGTTTGCAGTACACCGAATATAAGTTTTGATTTCTGAATCGGTTGTTCTTAATCGTGATTGCAAATACTGAAGGGGGAACTCTGTAGGATATTGAGTCAACTCATCTATCCCTATCCAACTGTAGGCTTGTCCTTGATATCTATATACATCGGCATCTCTGTCAAGGTATCCAAACTCAAGCATAGCTCCACTTGGGAATCTCCAAATCTTTTCTACTTCTCTAAACTTAGCACCAACAAAAGCTTTTGGGTATAGCTCTCTTGATTTATCTATAAGTTCTCTTAACTCTGGCATAGAACGTCTAAGTAATAAAGCTCTATGAGTTGGTCGATGCATAAATCTTAATGGGTCAACAAGCATTGCATAAGACTTACCACCACCAGCTGCACCACCATATAACACATCTTGTTCAGCCGCAGCTAAGAAATCTGTTTGTGGGCCTTTGTTAGGTCTAAAAACAATTGATTCTTTATTCTCTTCTATAAACTCTTTAACTTTTGATGGTAAGTTTTCTTTAGTAGACTCTGTTAATACTGGAGCAGTTAATGCTTCCTTTGTATCTTTTAACTTACCTCGTTCCTTATTAAGCTTAACACTTAACTTTTCAATCTTTTTCTTTTTAGCCTTTAGGTCTCTAGCTGCCTTTAATCTAGCTTGATGTTCTCTAGTTAAAGTTCTAGTGCCTTTGGAACCCCTTGGTCTACCAGGCTTCTTTTTTTCTATTACTACGTCATTCATAATTGTTTGGCTAATAAACTTTTCTTTCTTTCTTTATCTACTATTTTCTTTAGCCCAACCGCAGATATACTTCGTCCTGTTTTATGTTCAAGTTGTTCAGCAGCTCCACGAAGAGATAGAGCACCATTCATAATATATTCTTTTGTTTCTTCAAGAGCACTGAGCTGTTCAGGTATTGGTTCTATAAACCCATCCATTTGCTCTGATTGTTTATAACCAAAAGGAATAGTAGAACTTGTCTTTCTTTTATAAATAGTTTTACTCATTGTCTTTTATTTCCTTATACTCAGCATCTTTTGCTTCTATAATTACTTCTTCTTTATCAGGTAAAAGAAAAATACCACCCTGATGATTATGATTAACCTCAAGTCTCTCCCTTTTGCTAATGCCGACTCTATCCAAAAGAGTCTGAGCCGCCTGTAACTTAGCACCTACTTGAGGAATTGGTGCATCACTATCAAGTACATCCACCAATTTGGCTGCCGCCTTGGGAGCACTATGGGCTAATATAGTATTTGCTACGTCTACTACCTCTTCCTTTAGGGAATCAAGTACCGCATAGTAAGATGTAGGTTCATAACCTGCCACTACAAGAGCTTGTTTCGCATCACCCTTTGCTTCTCCTGCCAGGGCATTTAGAAATTTCTCTTGTTTACCAGTTAGTTTCCTTTTATTTTTATTATCTGTTGTTTGTAAAAAACTCATACCCCTATTATAACATCTAGTTAACACTTTGTCAAGAAAAAAATAATTAATTTTGTTGTTGACAAAACCGATATTAGGGTGTATAATATAATTATCCCCCTGGGGGCGGTTATATACCTATCATACCCTATATAATCTATGAAGATAAACCACACCCCGACCCTGTACTTGCAGTGGGCAAGGTACTGGTTAACATCATAAGTCTCTTCCCTTACATTCCCTAGACATTGCAACCCCCTTTGAAGTGGCCCAGCTACTGGTTAACACCTCTATCTGGTCATTTTGTATAACATTGCTATAATACGCCATGGGGGGTAGGGGTGGCTCTCGCCCTATACTTGCTAATGATAATCATTATCAATAAGATTTCTAAATACTCCCTAGCTATACAAATCTAGTTTACAAACCCTATCAAAATAATAGAACTATATTTTATATCTATCTTCTATAACTATTTTTAATACATTCAATGATTTAGATAGTTTATAAAGCCCCAAACAAAAGGCTTTTATTTAATATAAATATCTAAAAAATATATATAATTTTAATACATATCTTTTTTATTAATGACACATTTTAAACACATTTCATCTATACTGCTTATCATAATAATTAAACTCAAAAAAAAGGAAAATATATGAAAACTTATATAACTAGAAACCAATCAAATGTAAGAATTGCTACAAATGGCGATTTTTATTTTAAGGTCAAACATTATGATATGAATAATAATTATACACATTACACTTGGAAGATAATCCCATCTCTTAATATGTATAGTTTATATGTATAATATTTATATATAATATTTATATATAATATTTATATCTAATAATTAAACCCTCTAAGATTTTTTCTTAGGGGGTTTTTTTATGTTTATAATAAGAACAAAACAAGAACAAATATAAATCTTAAATATTGCCATAATTTTGACAAGATTTTATGAATGTGATTTATTTAAAAGAGAACAAAACAAGAACAAAGCTTTAAATATTGCGATTTTAAAAATGTGTCTAATTCATTAATGAAATCAATGAGTTAAATAGCGAGTGATTAAAAATAGATTTTAAGTAGAAAAGATGAAAAAAAATTATAAAAAGTTTCTTTTAAAATCAATAACTTAAATACATAGTTTCTTTTTATTTTTGAAACACCCTTAAATCATGTTAATTTACAGAATATTCTTTTTCAAAAAATTTTTTTTAAAAGGGTATAAAATAAAAGAAAAAAAAACATGAAAAATAAATTACATATAACTAGAAAAAATCATAAGAGATTTATTTCATTTAAGAAAAGACCTGATAAAAAACAAAGAATGAAATTTAAAGCGATTATAAAAAATTATGAGTTAAAATCTGGTAGCGAAATAAATAGAAACTATAAAGCATTGACTAATTTATCTTCAGCAAACTATGTATTTAAAAGAATGAGTTATAGAAATGAAACAAGCGGGAGTATTGGAAGATTATAAGAAAAAATAAAAAAGACCTGATATAATACGCAAGATGTTTTCAGGCAATTCTTAAAAAAGAATTTTAGAGGGTATGACAGATTGGTTATGTAATAGATTGCAAATCTATCCAAGTAAGTTCGATTCTTACTACCCTCTCCAGTTTTAAAAACAAAAAAGGAGTAAAAAAATATGATGACTAAAAAACATTATATTGAATTCGCTGATATGATTAGCGATTTAATAAACGATAATAACAATGATTTAAATACCATTACTAAAACAACAGAAGAAATGATGAGAATATTTAAAGTTGATAATAGAAATTTTAATGCAACTAAGTTTAAAGAATATATTTATAACAAATCTTTTTATGAATTAAAATAACAAATAACAAAGGAAAAAAAAATGGAATCAGCATTTGATGTAATAGTCATTGTATTAATATTTTTATGTAGTATAATGATTGCAATTAGTGGTTATCCTTTTATGGCATTTGTACTTGGTACTTATGGCATATTAAGAATAGCTTACAGTTTTTTAAAATTATTAGATTAATGATTAAAAAATATATATTAAAACTATACATAAAACTTTTTGGCAAGGTGGAAGATTATATTCCAATTTGTCAAAGAAAAAATGAAAATGTATTAGATAACTTTTTAAAAGGAAAATAACAAAAGGAGTACAAAATGCCATCTTATGAAAATGTAGGAGAAGAAATTATAGATTACCCATATCAAGTTTTTAATTATCGAGATAGAATAATTAAAAAGTTATGGTCAAGAAATAATCGAGAGCAAAGGAGAGATTTATATAACTTAATTAAAGTATATAAGTTATATAGACATGAAGATGTAAACTTTGATGAATTATACGAATCAGTTGAATATCAAGATATAATTAATAGAAATTTTTTTGATAATCAAAGTATAATAAGTGAATTACTAAGATTAAGTAATGTAGTTAGACCCTATGAAATTAATGATAATAATAATTTGGTAGCTAGGAACTGTGAATTAGATTTAAACAGTAAAATCAATAACTTATATAGAAGAATTGAAGGGTGGTTATTATCAGATGTATTCGAAGATGATGTATTTACTTGTAGTAGATGTGATGAAATTTATAATGATGATGAATATGATGGCGATTATGAAGTGTGTTGTAGCTGTGCTGACGCTTATCGAGAAGAAGAATATGATGAAAATTATGAAGATGAAGATACTTGCTATGAGCATGAAAGGTACTGTTCGAATTATACAACACGAGTTGAAGAAAGAATTGGAGTTAAGTATCGAGAAGATGAAACTATTGATACTAATTTGAATACTACTAAGGCATTGTTATATGGTGTAGAATTAGAGGTTATGGCTAGAAATTCAATGCCTAGTGATTTTCCTGAAACACTAACCGATTATAATAATTGGTTTTTATGTAAAAGAGATGGCTCATTAGAAGAAGGTAATGGTGGGTTTGAAATATGTACAGCTCCAAGTACATATAAATTTTTAAAAGATAGATTTTCAGATATGTTTAATAGTAAGTATTGGACAGATGAAAATGGGAGTACCTATGTTAAGGGTTGGAATACTAATTGTGCAGGGTTGCATATTCATATTAATAAAAAAGCATTAAGACCGCTTGAGGTTGGGAAGATGTTAGTATTCATTAATGAAAAAAAGAATAAAAGATTTATAGAAGATATTGCTGGAAGAAATATGAATCGTTGGTGTAAATCAGAAACTAAACATATTAAAGATGGACAATATCAAAATGATGATAGATACCAAGCCGTTAATACAAGTAATAGAAATACAGTAGAATTAAGAATATTTAGAAGTAATGTATCGGAGTATGGTTTTATGAGAGCCTTAGAATTTACTGACGCATTGGTACATTATTTGAAACAGACTTCAATAAGAGAACAAAGTTTAAATTATAAAACCTTTGTTAATTACATGAAGAAACCAGAAGTTAGATGTGAATATCCTAACTTTTGGAATTGGTTAATTACTAACGGATATGTACTTGGAACACCAAGTCGTGTAATATCAAGACAATTTGATAGTGTTAGTAATGGCTAAACTTTTAACTTAAATAATAACAAGGAAAGGAAAAATAATTATGTGTTTAATTATTAAATCGAACAATCCTAAAGACCTCGATTTGAATTTGATGGAGTGTGCTTATCAAAATAATTCAAATGGATTTGGGGTAATGTTCTACAATAAGGGTAAGGTACATACTCATAAGATTGTACCAAAAAACTTTGATGATATAAAAAAGATGTGGTTAAAGTATAAAGATTTGAATACAAGTATTGGTATTCATTTCAGATTTACAACAGTTGGTGATACTAAACGAAGTTTATCTCACCCATTTCAAGTCTTGAAAAAAGGTGAGAATGGGAGTGATAGGGATTTGTTTGTCATGCATAATGGAGCAAGATTACCAACACCAATAATTGATAAGGATAAATCTGATACCCACCAATTTATTAAATGGGTTATCAAACCACAATTACAAAACAATCCTAATCTATTATACAATGCTGAGTGGACTGAGGCTCTTGAAGAATTAATAGGTAGTGATAAACTATTATTTCTTGATGGCAAGACGCAAGAGTTTACTATCATCAATCAAGATGAAGGTAAAGATGTTAAGAATGTAGGTTGGGTATCTAATACCTATTCTATTAGTCGTGGTGTTGGTTTTGATTATGACATTGACAAAGGTAAAAAAGTTGTTGAGAAAAAATCAAGTTGGTTAAGTGATTATGATTTGTATGGGAATTATAATGGTAGGTATAGTAATTATGGAACTTACTCTAATAAATCTTATACTACAAGTTGGGATAATTATGATGATGAGTTGGGTGATGTTCATTCAAATGGAGAACAACTAACTGATGATGACTTGGCTCATTTAACAGTTGATGAAATGATTGAGATAGCTGAAACAAATCCAGTTGGTTTGGGTATCTTTGTTCACGATTTATATAACTTTGGAAATGAAAAGAAAGAAAGGAAAGCATAATGAAAACAAAGACTTACAAGAAAAATAAAAAACCTATTGACATTTATGATGAGTATGCTATACTAGATGAGAATGTTGATGAGTTTTTATTTGGACAAGATGATAACACAATTCTACAAAGTATAAATGTAAGGAGTGATGAGGAATATGATTGAGAAACGAGGAAGAAAATACTTTATGTCTGGTACTAATGTAGAAGTTGACGAGCCAATGAAAATTATAGACAAGAGGTGTCAACGAAAATACGGTCATGATAATTGGGTGAGAGTAGGAACTGTATCTGATGAGGTACTATCTAGAAACCCACATGACTACGACGAGAAAAAGGGTATAGTATATTTTCACAAGTCTACCACAATAGGCGAGTAGCTATATAACCTAAACAACAATAACAAAGTGAGGGCAAAATGAATAGATGGCTAATAATTTATTTCTTTATTGGAATGATATGGGCATGGGGATTAACTGCAATATTTGTAGTTGT